GAGCACAGTGGTTACCATAAATTTTTTATCATTAAAATCTGCGGCTGCAAAATTAGAATTTGTTATAGATGAAAAATTATCTAATAATATTATATCTTGTGCTGATATATTGTGTGCACTACCAAAAGTTATTGTAACCTCAGCTGATCCGTTAGTTGTACTAAATGCACTTGTAAGTGTTGTTGTAGATTTAATAGGGTGTATGTCGTAAAATACACCTCCAGAGTATGCATATAAAATTCTGTTTGTACCAATAATTGCGTATTTTCTAGCTAAACTATTTACAAAATGATGAAGTCCTCTACCTGCTCCTGTAAGAGTATCATCTCCTAATTGCTTCCAACCACCTATTTTTTCTGGAGTTCCATAACGAAATCTAACATTATCGCAGTCTGTCCATTGACCTTCTGCTCCAGTTTCTGTGACTTGTTTGTTTATTCCTGGCTGAAAACCTATCTTTTGTAGCATAATAATCCATTATACCTATTTTGCAGTTAATTAATAGATTAAAAGCAGGGAGAGGGTGTGGTGGTGTCTCCCCCCGCCAGTCTATTGTATAGACTATTTTTTAAAATTAGTCAACTTCATGCCTTTAAACCATGCTGGCAAACCTAATAAAGGTCTTTTATCTAAGGCATTTTTTTTAGCCATTTTAGAATTAGCTTTATTGTAATGTAAAAATACTTGTCCACAATCTTTACCTTTAAACTCTTCTCGCCAATGCTCTAAATCACAACCAGAATAGATTAACATATCACCAGGTTTTAAAGTTATTTTGATTCCAGCTTTGCCACTGCCACCTGTTGGATCTAAATATATTGGCCAGTCATCACCGCCTAAATTTAACGTTGTAGATATTTCACATGAATACCTATCTTTATGTCTAGCTAACACATCACCCTCTTTATATATTCTAGCATACGAATATGTTTCAGATAATTTTAATCCTGTATGTTTTTCCATAACAGGTTTTACTTGTTGTAATAAAGTTTCCATAGCAATATCTGAATAATGTGAATAAGTATTAGGAACTTGTTCATCATTCCATATACCCCAATATTCTGTGAATGGTGATATGTATCTAGAATCAAATAAAACTCTTGCTACATTTCTTTTATTTAAAAAATAATTATATACAAAATTTGCTAATTCTTTTGATATTGCATTTTTTAAAACACTGTATTTATTTTTTTTGAACGACATCTAAAACTCCTTTCGGTATCGCTTGGCAGTTCCAGTGTATAAACCTAAAAGGTTCATATCCCATATCAACTGTATATTGATGTGGCATATACGATGGAAAAAATATTATTCTACCTGGTTTTACTTTATAATGCACTTGTGAAGATGCATATGTAACTTTTGTTTTATCTTTTTCTGGTAAAAGATTCATAACATTACCTGGTCTTGGGTCTTCAAATAAAGGTAGTGATGTAGCTTCTGAGGCTTTTAAAAAATAAAAACCAGATATGTGTCCATTCCAATGAGTATGTAAAGTATGATGTCCTCCTCCTTGTTTAGCAAACTCTTGTACCCACATTTCTGTTGTAAATATTTGATATTGAGTTAAATCAAAACCCATCTCAACTAATAAATTGTGCGCGGTTGCACCAATATAATCTTGTAATTCTTTAAATTTAGGATCACCTATTAATGTTGTTGAGTGAAACACATGACCCATATCTCCTTTATTTCCAAACTGTTTATTTCTTTTATCTATATTTTCTTTTAAATTTTTTTGAGATTGTTTTATGTATTTGTCAGATGCTTTATTTAATTTTTTTACAAACTTAGGTTCGTCAGCCCACCATATAGGACATTTAAAATATTCTTCTAATTGTAATTGTTTTGGAAAACTCATTTGTATGGCCATCCTAAATTCCATATTACTAAACTATATCTAGATCCTTTTTTAACTGGACATACTCTGTGCCAAACAAAACCAGGAAATACAACTAATGATCCTTTTGGTAATATTTCAGTGCATTTTCTAATATTAGGTTTTTTATCTGGATCTAAATTTCTAAAATCAAATTCTAATTCTCCACCTTTATAATCTTTTGGATCTGATAAAGTTACTGTTACTGATAATTTTCTAATCTTACCATGTGATGGATCGTTAGGTTGTTGTCTTTGATAAGGTCTATCCCAACTATCACAGTGCCAATCATAAAACTGACCTTTTTCATATTTTGTAAACTGACAACTTTCTGAAAAGTCCCATTGAAAATTCCAACCTGCGTTTGCATTTGCCTGATGAACATATGGTTGTATCTCTTTATATATCCATCTGTCATTCATCCAAACAATATTAGAATCTCTTTTTGTTTTTAAATCTTTAATTTGTTTTTGATTTAATTTTTTATCGCCTAAACCACCAGTCACCGCCATTTGATCAGAAATAGATTTCCCATATTTAACTATTTCATCACAGATACGTTCTGGAATTGCTGATTGAAAATACCAATAATAATTTGTAAGATTCATCTTTCTATATCTTTCTTATATCGATTATTTAGAAATAGTCAATGTCCCCGAAGATGTAAACGTGGCTAATTTATCACCACCTGGATGAGTTGAAGTTGAACCTCCAGGAGTTACCGCAAAAGTTAATGCACTAGGTCCTCTAATAACAACGATACCTGAACCACCAGCTCCTGCTGCTTTTGTTGGGCCTGGCTGTGCAGCACTAGCACCACCTCCACCTCCAGTATTGGCTGACCCTGCACTACCACATCCATCAATAGATGCGTTTCCACCTCCACCTGCACCACCTGATCCAGCTCCTGGAGAAGAATCTCTAACTCCTCCTCCACCGCCAGCGTATGTTGTGTCAGGACCTAAAATTGTATTTGGTGCACCAGCACCTCCTGGTCCTCCTGGACCACTTGGTTTATTACCAGCGGTTCCAGCAGCCGTTGCTCCACCTCCACCACCACCAGAACTGTTTGATCCATTAGCTAAATTAGATTGTCCACCATCATTACCTTGTGGAGGACTTGTTGGTGGTGTATTTCCTGATCCACCTGCAGCTGTGCTACAAGCAGGACCTGCTCCACCACCTCCACCACCTGATCCACCATCTCCACCAGTTTTTACAGCATTTTGTTCAGATCCACCTCCACCACCACCTGCAGATGTTATTGTTGAAAATGTTGATTCATTACCTTGAACTCCCCTTACGGCGTAAGATCCTGTTGCACCACCAGCTCCTACTGTAATAGTATAAGATCCTGTGCTTAAACCTGATAAAGCTGATCCTCTAAGTGGGCTAGGTCCATAACCAGAAGCTCTATAACCTCCAGCTCCTCCACCACCGGCTGCTCTACTACATGATTTACCACCGCCACCACCACCGGCAACTACTAAATAATCTAAACTAACACCTAAAGCAACAGATCCATCTGGCCATGTTCCTTGACTCTGTGCACTAAATTGACTTTGCATTGACCACACACCACTTGCTTTACTTAATTCTTTTACGATAACAATTCCTGAACCACCAGCACCACCTGATCCTGATGGATTTCTTACACCTCCACCTCCACCACCAGTATTAGCTGTACCAGCACCACCATTAGGAGCAGGGTTTGCTCCACCTCGTCCACCACCACCAGGTCCTGGATTTCCTCCAGTACCACATTGAACTGTTCCACCACCTCCACCTGCATATAAACCTGAATTAGGTAAACCTGGTCCCATAACAGGACTAACATCTTTTCCTGCTCCACCTGCACCTGTTGCACAGGCTGCACCTGGTCCACTACCATCTGGATAATCTCCAACAAAACCTACTGCGCCAGCACCACCACCGCCACCACCTCCAGTGTTACCACCACCTGCATCTGGGTTTCCTGTTTGACATCCACCACCACCTGCATTTCCAAAACCAAATGTTCCAGAAGCTCCACATTGTGTAGGTTGTGTAGCACATCCACCAGCTTGTCCTGGAGGAATTGCGTCTCTTGAAACTCCACCACCAGAACCACCATCTACACCACATCTATTACTAGAGGGTGAACCTGGTCCAGTGCCACCTCCACCTCCACCTCTACCTCTTAAAAATGCTGGAGTTCCTGGTGCAATACTTGAATCTGCTCCAGAATTTCCTTTATTAGATCCTCCTGCAGCTGCTCCGCCACCACCTACTGTTACAGTGTAAGGTGTATTTCCACAAACTTGTATTCCAGGGTGTAAAACCATACCGCCAGCACCTCCACCACCTCCAGCATTTCCACCACCAGCTCCACCTCCACCGACAACTGTCATAGCCGCTAGTGTCGTTCCTGGTTGAGTTGTGATTGTTCCAGATGATGTTTTAGTTGTAACTGTACACTTTCCAAACGAAACTTTATTCGTTTTTCCAATTACACCACCGTTTGCTGAGCCAGATTTATTTCTAGGCATTTGAGTCTCCTATTCGGACACCCAAGCTGTGCCATTCCAATTATATTTGGTAGGTGTTTCCGATTCGTCGTTTGATTTTGTTGCTTCCCAACCTTTAGTGTTGTCAGCGTTATATTTATCTTCGTTCCAATTAATTACGTACATTACATCACCTTCTTCAGTAATTGTTGGAAAAGTTATTGGTGCTTTCCAATCGTCACTAGCATCTAAAGACCATGATGCAAAAGGTTGTGGTGTTAAAAATTTATCTTTTACAGGATCGTATATATACCCTTTACCACAATATTGTTTTCTAAAATTACTATTATAAGAAGTTTGTTTCCAATCTCCACTTTTAAAAAAATTTTTACACCATGTTTCACCATCAACATGCATATCGTTTTCTCCTAAAGGACCCGCAGCTGTTTCAACATCGTTTGCTACAACTACAACTCTTTGGACCACCCAATGAGTATCTGATGTAAATCCTGTTGGATCTGTTTCTTGTTTTATTTCTGCAAAATGTGCCATTTTTTTACTCCTTAAAAGTTTATTTATATTTTATGCTCCGCCAATTGTCAACGTTCCAGACGAAGTAAACTTACCTATTTTATCGCCATCTGGATGAGTAGATCCTGTAAATGCAGAACATGGTGTTCCTGCTAAAGTAAATTCACTTGGAACTCTAACAACAACTATTCCTGAACCACCTGCACCAAGGACACCACAGCCAGCAGGAGCAGATGCTACAGCTCTACCACCACCTCCACCACCGGTATTTGCAGTTCCACTTACAGCAGGTTGATTAGTTGGATGAGGACTATTTCCTGCTCTTCCACCTTTCCCTCCACCACCTGCTCCACCTGCTCCAGCGCAGGCACAGTTTGAATAAGTAAAACCTCCACCACCACCAGCGTAGGTAGTGTCTGGTCCTAAAATTGTATTTGGTGCTCCAGCACCTCCATCTCCTCCATCAGAACCATAATTATCTGGTCCTGAATTACTTCCATTAGCAGTGGCTCCTCCACCACCTCCTCCAGCGTATCCAGATGAACCCGAACCGTTTCCACCATTATTACCTTGAGGAGGATCTGTAGGAGGTGTATTACCCGCAGCACCTGATGTGCAAGAACCTGCACTTCCTCCACCACCAGATCCACCAGTGTGAGCAGCAGTAGGGCTAGAACCACTACCTCCTGCACCACCACCTGCTGATGTTATTGTTGAAAAAACTGAATCGGCACCACTATTTGCATTTTGACCAGCCGCACCTCCTGCCCCTACTGTTATGGCATATTCTCCCATTTTTAAACTTAATGCAGATCCTTGTAACGGGCTTGGACCAAAACCAGATGCACGATAACCTCCTGCACCACCTCCACCACCATTAGTGGCAGCATCTCCACCACCACCTCCACCACCTGCTACTACTAAATAATTTACTGATGTTGATCTTTGTATCCAATTACCAGCGTTAAGTTCATCTAATACTGTATTCATATCCCAAACACCTGATGCGCATTTTGGAGCTACTTCTTTTACAACAACAACACCTGAACCACCATCTCCAGCTCCAGGGTGGTTACTACCATCAGATCCACCACCGCCACCACCAGTGTTTGCTGATCCATCAGTATAATTTTGTCCACACGCTCTTCTTTCAGAACCTTGTCCACCGCCACCAGGGCCACCAGAACCACCGTTTGGTCCTGTTCCTGAAGGACCTGGACTTTGAGTTGCTCCACCGCCACCACCAGCATAAGTTACAGGACTTCCTGTAATGGAATCGGCTGATCCATTTCCACCATTTCCACCGCAACCATCTGCTCCATTAGAACCTGTTCCTCCGGCTCCACCTCCACCACCACCAGCACTTCCAGCGCTTGGTGTATGAGAGGGCGGACCACCAGTTCCACCATTATTTCCTTGAGAGGGACTTGTTGGAGGTGTGTTACCACTTCCTGCTCCACCACAAAACGATCCTGAACCTCCACCACCAGATCCACCGTCTCCGCCACATTTACTAGTTGGATTAGGAGTGTGAGGATGATTACCACCTCTTCCACCACCAGCTGAAGTAATACATGCAAAAGTTGAAGATCCTCCTTGAGTGGACAAAACAGTATAAGAAGGAGCTCCAGTACCACCGGCTCCAACAGTTACAGGCACAGTTGATGCTGTTGTAATACAAGCACCTTGTCTAAAACCTCCACCGCCACCTCCTCCGGCTCCGGCTCCAGCGCCATTACCGCCGCCACCGCCGCCACCAACAACTAATAAATCAGTTACTGTTGAGGTACAGTTTATTTTTGAAAAAGTACCTGATGCTGTAAAAGTAGTAGTTTTTGTTTGTGGTGTATTGATAACTTTTGTAGGTCCAATTATTCCGCCATTGCCAGCCATAATTTAAACCTCCTACGCGTCGTCTATGACTTCATATGAAACAAAAAGTGTTAAGTCTGAAGCTGCGCTTGCTCCACCTTCTAATACATCACCCTCTTCTAAATAGATAGGTGTGTCTAATAAAACTAAAACCGCATCAGCTGGAACTGAAACAGTGCTAGCTATTTTAAAAAGGGCTCCAGATACAGATGATCCTGTTGCTGCTGAAGTTCTTGTTGCCTTATCAACTCCTACAGTTACATCTGCTGCATTTGTTCCGTCAATGTTTGCGACTGAAATTCTATTGATTTTTACTAATTTATCTGACGCTACAGTTATTAAAGCTGTGGTAGTAGTTGTACCCAATTCAAAACCTTGGGATTCTCCTATAATTGATGATACCGATACTATATTTGGTGCTGCCATAATTTACTCCTTTTATCCGAATACGATTGCCATTGCAATAGCTTTTCCTGTTGTTGCTGGTGAAGAATCAAAGGATAATTGACCCGTGGCTGTGGCCCCTGACCCTGATATACTATCTACCTTTAAAAATGTTCCTGCTGTTATATTCCCTGTTGGAAATTTTACAACATAACTTTGACCTGCGCTGTGTGCAGGTGACATAAGCTGAATCCCGTGACTATTGTTTTCACAATTGAGTTGAATTGAGCCTGGATTTGTGCCTCCAGATTTAGCTATAATTTTACCAGTTCCTTTTGGACCTACTGTTAAATCTACATTAGAATCATCACCTGTTGCTTCAATAGATGGACTATTACCTGTTGCAGCATTTGTTATATCTATTTGATTTACTGCAGATGATGTAGTTTGAAATATAATTTGTTGATTTCCGTTTTCATCATTAATACCATGGGCATCATCAAAAGCTATGTTGAAACTATTAGTATCCAAATCTCCACCTAATTGTGGCGATGTATCTTCAACTATATTTGAAATACCTAAAGCTATTGTATCGATATTAGGATTAGTTCCATCACTTGCAGTTGCAAATACAATAGCATCACCTTTATCTGTTGCTGAAAAAGTAAACGAGTCTCCTGAACCAGATGCGTATTTAAATTGAACTGTGTAAGCACCTGATGTTGAATTTCTTAAAAAATAAAAAGTTTGAACATCTAATGGTATTGTTACAATTTTCTCCTCCT